AAACAGAGTTTGAAAGCGGAGGAAGCATGAACGATTTGCCAACGAATGATGATGTTATGAATTACAAACAGTTATCGGCTTATTTGAAAATGGGGGAAACTACTCTACGCCAAAAGGTTATGAAAGGCACTATCCCTTCACTCAAAATTGACGGCGCGGTGCGGTTTTCAAAAACAGAAATTGACGAATGGCTGAAAGGACATAAACGAAAAACATCTGAAAATAAAACGATTGAAACTGAAACACCTAAAAATGATACGGATTTATTTTGTGCTGATAGTTGCGAAGGTGATAAATGAAAAACATTGACAAGGTTCTTGATGAAGCGAAAGCCGGAATGATGCCTTTTAACAGTTGGGAACTTTTGCCGAAAGAAAGTCCCGAAGCGTTTGCGGCGTTTATTGTTTATCGTGATTTGGGATTTGGCAGATCTGTCCGCTTGGCGATTGAAAGCGTTAAAGACAATGCAAACCCTGTTTGCGCTTATTCACAAAGTTATTCTTCATGGCGAAAATGGGCGGCTGATTACCGCTGGAAGGAAAGAGCCGCAGATTATGACAGATACGATGAGCAAATGAAACAGAATGAACACCGAAAAACGATTGAAGCGCAGGGAGAGAAACATAGAGAAGTTACAGGGTTAATGCTTGATGTCGCTAAAAAGAGATTACAGACAATGCAACCCGATGATTTATCGGCTGGCGGTGTTGTTGAATTTGTACAGACTGCGGTAAAAATCCAAAATGATAATGCGGATTTATTACTAAATTCTGGTTTGACACCTAACGTAAAAAGTGAAAATGTAAAACAGGGTGAATTCAATTTTGTATCGGATTTCAAGGGGCTTTGATTTATGGGTACTGCCGTTTTATTCAAGCCTACTGCTGTACAGCGTAACGCTCTGGCTTTGTTAAAAAGCGGAGCGAAACACATTTTACTTTTCGGCGGTTCTCGGTCAGGCAAAACAACGGTAATTGTAATGGCGATAATTTTCCGCGCTTTGTGTTACGCAGGGTCAAGGCATTTAGTTTGCCGTTACCGCGCTAAAGACGCTAAATCATCGGTTTTGCGTGAAACTCTTTTTCCCTGCCTTGATAATACGATTGGCAATTCCGCTTATAAGTATCTTGTGCATGAAAGCGTTATTACTCTTTTTAATGGTTCTGAAATTTGGATTGGCGGACTTGGCGATAAAGAGCAAGCCGACAAGACACTCGGACATGAATATAACACAATTTATTTTAATGAGATAAGCCAGCTTTCCTATGCTGCTGTTACAACCGCTTATTCAAGATTGGCTATGAGAATTGAAGGCTGCCGCAATTTATTTTTTTATGACTGCAATCCAGGTTCGCCTTTGCATTGGGCTTATAAAATATTTGTACTTAAAAAAACTTTTCTTACTGGTGATCCGCTAGAGAAACCTGAACTTTACGCTTCTATGCTTCTTAATCCCGAAGATAACAGAGAAAATCTACCGGAAGATTATATAACGGATATTCTTGATGTTCTTCCCGAAAAACAAAAAGCAAGGTTTAGAGACGGCTTATGGGTAAAGGCAGAGGGCGTTATTTATGACCGCTTTGACGAAAGTATGATCATCAAAGTATCTGAATTGCCTGAAAAGTTTGACCGTTACGCCGCAGGTCAGGATTTTGGATTAAATATCACTTTTGTAAAAATCGCTTGGCTTGGTGATGTTGTTTATGTTCTTTGTGACTACGGCGCATTTAATATGACTACTCAATCATTCAATGAAGAAGTCAATGCTCGTGGTTGGTTTAATAATCCTGATGATATGGGGCTTCCTGTCCATTGCGATCCTGCCGGCGGGGAGCGCATACAGGAAATAACAGGCGGTGTTAAAGCTAATAATTCTGTTGACAGCGGTATTGATTATATCAACGCGAAAATAGAACGCGGTCAATTCTTTGTTTGTGAAAAGTGTACTGGTGTGTTAAGTGAAATATGGGACTATTGCAGAGATGAAAGCGGAGAGATTGTCAAGGTAAATGACCATTATCTTGACGCTTTACGTTATGCGATATTTTCTGATGTTCAAATGGGAGTAATTATGTCATGAGTATATTTGACAAACTACTATCCAACTACAAGCGAACTAAAATAAAACCGCAGGCGAATGAAAAAACTTTATCAGAAGATGAAAATAATGCTTATAATCTATTGTCCGTAAACGACGATTTTCTTAAATTTGAAGTAGAACCCTTCAATGATCCCTATCTTTGCAATGCATGGGTCAATATTGCGGTTAATATTCTTATCCGCAATATTGCTCGTGCAGATTTTGTGATTGAGAAAGAAGGGGTTGAAATAAAATCAGGCTCACTCTTTTCTTTATTCCGCAGACCGAATGAATTTTTGTCAAGATTTGATTTGTGGAAGGAAACCGCTGCTTGGTGGTTTTTAGAGGGTGAAGCGTTTTGGTGGTTCGGCGCGGATTATTCGGGCGGACTTCCGAAAGAAATTTTTATACTTAATCCTAGAAAACTCATACTTGAAAGCGAGGTAATGAGTTTGAAGGGAGAAATTGCAAACCCTGTTTGTTCATCTAACAAACGGCGTTGGTTTTATAATTCCGGCGCAGAATTAATACCTATTTTCTCTGACGAACTTATCCATTTTCGGGAATTCAATCCCTATAATTCTGTGCGCGGTATAAATCCTTTGGTTTCACTTTCTATGGAAGTTGAACAGGATTTTTACGCTAATAAAGCGAATTCTCAATTATTAAAAAACAATGCTATTCCTCAAGGCTTGTTAAAAACTGATCAAACATTAAGACCTGAAGAAGCGGATCAACTTGAAAGAAGATGGGAAAGCAAATACGGACAAGTTAAGGCAGGGCGTAAAATCGCTGTGCTTGGCAAAGGCACAAGTTTTGAAGCGTTAAGTTTCAATCCTGATGTTGTAAAGTTTTTTGAGCTTAAACGCTGGAACTTATACACGATTTTGGCGAAGTACGGTATACCGCCGAGAGTCGCTAATATTTCTGATAAGTCAACGGCGTTAAGCGGTAAAGATACGAAAGAGCAGCACTCGGCGTTTTGGCAATACACTTTAATTCCTCTGCTTCGTCAATTCGAGCAAATTCTTGAAAGCCAATTTTTTATGCGCTTCGGTTTGAAAGAAAACGGAAGATTTGATTTATGGGATATTCCAGAGCTTCAAGAAAATGAAGACGCGCAGAGCAAGCGTGATATTGCGGAAATTACCGCAGGCATAAAAACGATTAACGATGTATTGAAAGAACGTGGCAAAGAGCCTAAAGCGTGGGGCGACACATGGCATAGACCGAAAAACCTTATCGGTATTGATGAGGTTAAAACATGATAAGAAATCCTGTTGTCGTTGCTTCTACTGCTGATTGTCTCGCTAATCTGATTTGTGAAAAATTACACAATATAGATTTTCGCGGCTATATCGCAAGCAATGATAAGGATTTATTTTTTAATATCAATAATTATTATCCAAAATATATTTTTATTGAAAATTGTTTTCAGAATGATGTTACTGATGAATATGTTTATAAAATAAAAAGGAATAATGAAAATCTGCGTATTGTTATCTGGACTGCAACAGATATGCCGCCTTTTACTGCGGCTCGGTTTATCAACGCAGGGGCTGAAAGTTTTTTCTCGTTAAGAGATAAAGACCTAAATGTTAATAATATATTAAAACAAATTGTGTTAGGTCAAATATACTGTCCTGATGATGTCGCTAAGGCGTGTAATATTCATACTACTAATCCTATTTTTGACATTCCGTTTTCTAACAGAGAATTAAAAATTATGAGACTGTTGAGATTAAAAGATATTGAGATTGCTGAAAAATTACAAATTACTTATGGGACTGTTTGTTACCATAAATCAAATGTATTTAAGAAATTGGGTATGAAAAATAGATTTGAGGTTATTGAATACGCAATTAAACATAGCATTATTCCGCCTGAAAAGAAAATAAATAAGGAGAAAAAATGATTATTAGAACTAAAAACAACGAATTCAAAAACGGTAATACTTCATCGTTACTTGAATACTTGGGCGTTAAAAAGGAAGTATCAGGAATTCATAAAGTAGAAAAAGATATTGAACTGATTGCGCCTGTTCCATTTTGTTTGTCGGCTGAAAAAGAAAGTAATGGAATAGCGTGGACTTTATCAACGTATGACCTTGATCGCTTTGGCGAGCGTGTTGATCCGCAAGGGTGGGATTTTAAGCGTTATATGCAAAATCCTGTTGTTGAATGGTCGCACCGTTACGACATACCTGCTATCGGGAAAATGGATAACTTAACGATTGATGATAACGGCTTGCATGGCGTTGTTTATTTCAATGATAAATCTTTTGACCCTTTCGCATGGTCGATTGAACAGCGTGTTAAGACTGGCGTTATTCGTGCTGGCTCTGTAGGCTTTCGTGTTATCGAGATTGAAATTCCTGACAGAAAAACGCAGGAGGAAGGAACATTTTTGATTTTCCGTAAACAAGAACTTTTGGAATTTTCTATTTGTAATGTTCCTGCTAATCCATTTGCGTTAGCAAAGAACAATGAACAGAGAACTCAAACCTTCGGTTTAGAGAACAATGAAAAGAGCAATATTATTTCTCCGTTTTGGGGAAATTTTATTAATAATTTACAAGGAGAATAATCTATGAACGAATTGTTAGTTGCAATTAAACAAAAAATTGCGGAAATGAAAAAAGTCGAAAGTACGGGGTTTACTGACCCTGCTAAGGCTTCGGAGTATTTCAAGGATAAAGAAATTATCTTGGAAGAAATTATTAAGACCCTTGAAACTATCACTGGCGGACAATCGGAGCAATTTACTGCGCTTGAAAAAACTGTCGGCGAACTTCGCAAGGAATTGAAAACTCAATCGGCGTATCCTAAAGAATTAACGCAAAATGAATTGTTTTACAAATTGGGGCGCGGTGTCGCTGCGGCTTATCGGGGCAATAATTCAATTCTTGCTGAATTGGGTTTTACTCCTAACTTCGGTACTGAAAACTGGACTAACCCTAAAGATGTTAATTGGGTTATGGGTAAAGGCTGGACTGCTCAAAGGGCTGCGGTTATGGGCGATACGGAAACATCCGATCAATTTCTTATTCACCCTTCTTATGAAACAGAGCTTGTCGCTATCGCTGAAAAGAAAAGCGTCATGATGCCGCTTGTTGATAGTACGGCAATGACTACTGCTTCTGTCCTTGTTCCTGTCGAGGAAGAAGTCGATGTCAAACTTGAATGGCTTACTAAATACGGCGATGAAATTAAAGAAGTCGATAAACCCAAAATTGAAAATGTCGAGTTAAAGGCTTTGACTGCCGCCGGATTTATTCGTGTTTATGACGAATTTGAAGAAGATAGTTTTCTTGATTTGGGAAAACTTTTTGTAAAGAAATTCATCGGCTCTTATGCTCGTGAATTTGACAAACAATGTCTTGTTGCAGATAACGCTCCTTTTACCGGCGCGTTGGCTACTGACAGGGCGGTCAATGTTGAAATTGACAGCGGCGATATTAACGATTTGACGTGGGAAGATTTTAGAGACGCTACTTTGAAAGTGCCTGCGGAAGAACGAAAAGACTGCTGCTGGTTTTTGCATGAGACTGTCCTTAATCAAGTTTTCAGATTAAAAGACGATAACGGAAACCCGATTGTCCGCAGGCCTATGGATAAAATGCCGGGTGTTATCGACTTGTACCCTTACCATGAATGTCATGTACTTCCGCAATTTGGAGACGTTAAAGCAAATACACCTTTTGCGGTTTTTATGAACCCTCAGCGGATTAATCATCGGAGCAGAAAAGGAATTGAGCTGACAAGGTTTGATAAAACTGAAAATTCATTGAAATACGGTATCAAGGCTTTGCGCTTCCGCAAGAGAGACGCTTTCGCTTTGGTTATTCCGAAAAAGCACATGGTTATTTTGAAAACTAAGAACAGTTAGCGAAAAAACCATTATATTGTTATTTGAAAAATACACCTGTCAACGGATTTGCTTTCAGGTGTCAGGGAAGGATATTTAATTTTTGTTAAACTAAAAAGTAAAACTGCCATCCAACTGATGCTACTGGATGGCAATTTTATCTTTTTTTGGTATTTTGGAAACTTTCATTTTAAAGATGGTTTCCTATTCATTTTTCAATTTTGACTCAGGAAATTCTTTTGCATGAAATTCTTTATATTGTTCTTTTCCAGTGAGATGAAATCGATTTAATTCAAGTTTGTTTTCTTCCAAATAATATTTCTCCATCTCATCGTTCCATGTTGCAAAATCCATAAGAAGAATATCTTTATTTGTTCTAGGATAATATTTTAATGGAGCCATACCAATTCCGATAATTTTTTTTGAATCAGGGAAAGATATTATTTTTGTCGATGCACAAGCAACTTCAAGAAAATACTGTCGCATTTTCTTTATATCCTCATCATTTACATCTTTACCAGCAATGTCGAATTTGTATTGAAGAAACACATAATTAACATCTTTATAATAAGATGTCATTACTCGTATAAATCTTCCTATTGGAGAATCAATTTTGGGGAAATTTTTTATGGCCTCTATCATATTTTGAGATAACATACGCCTCATAAATCTTGGTTCTTTTGCCATTTCGTAGATACCGCTATTTCCTAGAAAAACATTTCCATTCCCTTGCAATTTCCCTTTCAATGCATTTTTACCTATTTCTTTAATAAGTTCATCCCAGAAATACGATATTTTATCTTCTTGTTTTCTAACTAGGTATGCTGGTGATTTAATAAATTCATTCCATATACCCTGATCCAAAACAAACCCCATACAATCTTTCTGCCCAATGTAATGTTTTTTCTTATCTTGATCAAAATTCATAAAATAATAAGCAAGCAAATCTTCTTCACCACAATAGCTTATAAATATATTTTCTTTGATTGCATTTTCTTTTGCCATTATATAATTTGTAAAATCATAAAATGTATCTAATTCACCTAAAATAATTTCTAAATTATGAGAATCAAAAACATGGACAGGATTTTCTTTAGGTAAACTTATATAGAAAGGTAATTTTGCATTTTCACTAAAAATACCATAATGCATACCTATGCTGCCATTTATATTCTCACCTGAAAATTTTAAACAAGCTTCCTTAGCTCCATGGGCTACAATTATTTTATGAATAATTAGATTCTCAACATCAAATCTTAATGGAAATTCCATTGTCATTTTACTATCTAGATACAATTTTCTACCATTCTTTATATATCTTTCAGCACCATAACATGTATTTATCTGTGCATCAATTACATTTTTTGTCCATCTATTCCATTTAATATGAAAATCATCATCTGAAACAAAATCCAATTTTTTATTTCTATCAAAAAAAATAAACATATGGTTTTCAAATAAAGCTATAACGTCACAAAATTCTTTGCCTTGTTCGTTAAAAGGATTCGCATAGCTCCATATATTTAAAAAAGTTTTTTCACATATTTCAGACAGATTTTTTTCTGTTTCTGTGAATCCAGATGCTTTATTTATCTCCATAATTTAAATAACACTCCTTTCAATTATTATACTTTTATTCATCATAGGTGACAATACGAATGTCACTTATTATATATAAGTTTCGATTATATAAAATACTATTACCAGTGTTCTAAAAATCTTCTTTTCCTTTCTAACATAGCATATTCTAATGAATACTCTATTTTCAAATTAATATATTGCTTTATAGGAATTAATTTTATACCAACATCAGATTTTTCAACAATTGACAAAATATTACGCCATTCAGAGGCTTCAATGTCGCCCAATAAAATATCTCCATGACCTGATGTACCGCAACCTCTCCAATAAATATTTGAAAATATTTCAATGTCTTGAGTTTTTGATAAAAAGTTTAATAAAATTTCATTGTATATTTCTCTCATTGAATGTCTAGCTACATCAACAACTATATTTATTTTATTATAGTCAGTAAAATTCCTCTTAGAATATTCAATTAAAAATATTTTTGCACGATCCTTCTTATCTGGTTCAAGATTCCAAAAAAAAGAATTACAAAAATGTTTTAATATTCCAATATAATGTTCTTTTTCACTTAATAAATTAAACAAATCATTTAAAACAGATTCCATATTTTCTATTTGCCAGACTATTCCTAGTTTATAATCATCATTAATATAATGTCTTGCTGAATTTTTTTTATACAAAGATTCAACATATTCTATTAAAAAATATGAATCTTTAAATAGTATATTTAATAAGCCTTTCTTTTTATGATCAAATGTTTTATGTAATAATATTTGCTGTAAATAAACTTTTTTTATCAGGCTTAGATCTTCTCCTAGATTATCAAAATATTGGGAAAATAATTTATCCCAAATATATATTTTCCCAATATTTTCATTTTTATGAGATATAATTTCCAACAAGTCTACAAATAGTTTGGGTTCTATGACCAAAAAGCGTTGTAATCTATCAAAAGAAATTGTACAAAAAGAATCAATATTCATAAATGTATCTTTAATGGCAGTAATATATTTTTTATCTATCAATGTATCTGAAATATTATCATAAAATGATAATTCCCATAACTGTTTATACTCAAATTCATTATTTTGCATGAAATTCCAAACATTCATCACTTTTTCAGATGAGACTAAATAATTTTGAAAAAATACTCTTGGAACATATCCAATAATATTGTTATTAATTATTTTTTGAAGTAATAAAAAACCTAATTCAACGTTATGATAACTATTTTCACTTACAATTATATCAAGTGCATCATTGTAGTTATACTGGTTTCCTTCATCTTCTAAAGCAGCTAAATATAAAAAATCACGATAAAAATTTTCTACCTCAACTTTATCATTAAAAACAAATTCATTTTTTATTTCAATTTCCTTTAACTTTCTAAATTCAGAATAATTAACATACTCATGATCTTCTTTTACTCCTAATCTATTCATACTAATTTTTAGATACATTTCATATATATAGTTTGTAAAATTTATCTGTAAACTATTTATAAATGGACTGATAATATCATTTCTTTTCCAAAACCTTATTTGCTCCTGTACATATTTACAATGTTCAAAAGAATTTGGCAATAAATGGTTTTCTATAATAGTTATTATGAATTCCATATCATATTCCATTATTTCTTTTACAATTTTATAATTTCCTTGTATATAAAATCTTAATACTTCAAAAACAATATCTGAAAAATACTTTAACATATTTTCCCAAATATTTTTTCTGAAGTTTCTTATATATATATTATTTGGTAATGGATAATCATAATAAGTTATTGTACGCTTCCTTACTCCTTCTGTGTGATGATGAGTGAACATTAGGAATGTCTTAGATAATTCAAAGAATGCTATGGCATAGAGTTCATCATGGTTATCCATCCCTGTGATTAATGATTTAAATAGAATTGATTGTCTTTCAAATCCAAAACATTCATCTTCAATATCAAAAATAAGATTTTTATTAATTGTATCAATTAATTCTGGCAGTTTAGAAGGTATTTTTTTTATATATTCAAAAGATAAATCAATTGCATCTTTCATATGATTTTCTAAAATGAAGAAATTACTTAACAATTTTATTATCATATCTTGATTATATAAAAATTGGTTTGTTTCGTTTTTTACTTCATATCTTATAATTGTTTTTTCAGAATTATTTGGAATTGTATTGATTTTGTTAAATAAATATTCTAATGTTTCATTCTGTAAGTAAAACCAAAATATTGATAACAATTTAATTATTTTTTCTTCATTATATTTTATTGAATCAAAATATAATATTACTATGGGTTGTAATTTTTCCATTACATTTTGATAACCAAATGTATTATTTGCCGGTATAACACACTCTGCAAAACGCTCGCTATTGTTAGAAAAATATTTTACCAAGATGGTTTCAAAAGATAATAAGTCATCTCTAATAAATGCAATATAAAAAAAGTAAGTAGAAATATTTTGTTCTGAAATTTTAACATATTCATCGTGCAATTCAACAAGCTCTAATTTTTCTAGCAAGAGAATCCTTGAAATAAATACATCATAATCAATTTCAAAATTATTAATAATTGAAATTGTTAATTCTTTATTCTTATAAGAAATCACATAAAAAAATGCTATTAACCCTAATATTTTTAGATTTGTTTTATCTGAAAATGCGCCTTGATCATTTATGTATGTTGCAAAATATTTGTCAAATAGATCAGAAACATCATTCAATGCGTAAATATCTTGTTCTTTTCTTGCGAGCAATGCTGTCATGATTGCTAATCTTGAATTTCCTTCAGCAATTTCTATAATTTTTTTATGATATTGCTGATTTAATATCTCCATTGGCTTTTCTTTAATAATATCAATGATTTGTTCATCAGTAAATACTCCTATTCTATATGTACTGGGAACAAAGCCGATACATATATTTTCAATTAAATGAAATGCATAATCCCTAACTGTTATTAAAATTTTTAGTTTGCCTGCCCTATCATTTTTGTAGAACCCAATAATTTGACCAAAAGTGTCAATGCGGTTAGCATCATCAACAAAAAGAATATTATTTTTATCAAAACACAAATTTTGATAAAGGTCATCTAATAAAGGCATATTTTTATCAGAAATACAAAATGCGCTATATGAAGGATTCTCTTTTATATATTTACCTATTGTTTCAATTGCTAGTTTTGTTTTACCAACACCAGGTGCGCCATAAAGAATTGTAATGTCATTTTGATCAATAAGATTCAACAATTCAATTATTTCTTTATCTCTGTGTAAAAAACGATTATTTAAAGTTGTTGCAATGTGTTGTGAGGCTTTATCATATTCATTGATAAATGTTTCGATAGAAACGATTTGACCTGTGTCTATAGGTAAACCTAAATAATCGTTAACTAGATTGCGATGTTGCAAATATAATTCCAAAGCAAGATTATCAAGTGTATAAAGTGATAACCTAATATCTGTTCCAACTAATAAATTCTTGATATCGTTTGTTTCGTTTACATCAAGTCTAAAGTTTATACATATTATTATTTCTTCAAGGAGAATACCTTTTTTTATGGTATCAAGACACTTTTTTATGTCTTCTTTTAGCTTAAATACACCTTTTGTAACATTTGTAGAATATTCTACAAAAATAAAATTTCCATTAGGGAGTAGTAAAAAGGTGTCAGGTGTTCCTTTAATTGTTTTTTGTTTACCAATTTGACTGCCAGTTCTTGAGAATGTTTTATAACTTTCATTTCTAAGGAATAAAAAACAATCACATAATTCTTGAAAAACAGTTTCGTTAATTGTAACTAAGGCATTCTCTATATTCTGTAATCTACCCATGTAATTTCTCCAATATTTTATATGACTAATATGCTATTATTAAACTGCTCAGTTTGTACCAAACCCTATCTGTTTAGTTTTTGGTGGTTTTTCGATTAGATTATTTAAAGCAATGATGATTTGTTTAATAGTCTTGTCCTGTTCTAAAAGTTTGTAGTCTGTGTTTTCTATGTGGAGCATGAGGAGTTTGCGGAGTTCGGCGATTTGGGCGTTTTTATCGCTTTTTGAAAGGACATAATGACGCATTTTTACGAAAACACGCATTATTTGGATATTTATTTCAATTGCTCTGCCGGAGTTTAATACGCTTGATAGCATTAAAATTCCATGTTCGGTAAATGCGAAGGGTTTATATTTTCTGGTGTCTTGGCTAAAGGTCACAAATTGTGATCTTTGATTTTTCCATTCTTCATCGGTTAATTGGAACATGAAATCAGGGGGAAAACGGTCAATGTTGCGTTTTACTGCTTGATTAAGCGATCTTAATTCAACACCGTATAATACCGCAAGGTCGCTGTCAAGCATGACTTTTTGCTCTCGAATATCATAAATCATCTTTTTTATTTGAGTTAATTGCTTTGCCATATTATTGTTATAACATAATATGTGAAAAAAGTCCATTTAAGCAATTTTAAGTATATAACCTTCGTTTTATATAAAAGGTAAAAGTAGTCAATACAGGTTAAAGATCACAAATTGTGATCTTTAATTTTTCCTCTACTTCTTCAATCCTCTTTCTTTGAGGGCGTTGTCGAATTCGGCGTTAAATTCTTTGCGGATTTTTTGAAGGTCTGTTGCCAAGTCTTGTAAGGCGGTTTTTTCTATGTCGGTTTCGGTTATGGATTGGGGTAGGAATAGACGGTAATTGTCGATTTTGAGGGCGGTTGCCAGTTTAACAAGGGTGTTGTCGCTGATCCATGTTCGGCAGCCCTCTATGTCGTTTACCATATTTGCCGATATTCCTGCGGTTTCGGCGAGTTTTTCCTGTGTTAAGCCTAAATGTTCCCTGTATCGTTTTATGTTTGCGGACAGTGTTTTTCTAAGCAACTTTAGTTGCAGCGTTAATGATTTATCACCCATATACCTCGTTTATGATAGTCTTCCAAAAATACTAATTACACCCGATATATACGGTATAATACTTGACAATATCGGTTTTTGTTTTTATATTAGTATTAAGGTAATAATTTAATAAAACGGTGTCAAAAATTGATGTGGAGTTTTCTGCGAATTTAGGGTAATATTTTTTATTATTATTTTTTTTGGCTTGTTAAATTTTATTACGGGCGTTATTATTAAAAAAGAGAGCAAGGCGCAATTTGCAAAGTGTCAGAACCCTTCAAATCCCGATCTTTACGCCTTGTTCCTTGCTCTCAAAAACACAATAAAAAATAAACACAATAACTATGTAATTAATTTTTTCTGCGATTTTATTATCTTGTCATTCCTATACGGCGAAGCCATGAAGTTACATCACTGTTTGGTACGGTAACTCGTGGGTTATCGTTAGGATTTCTGTCAAAGGCGCTGACGGAAAGTCCATCACCGATTACAGCGCCAGGACATAATCTTCTAATATCATCAAGACTGCTTCCAAAGCGGCTGCCTCCATGTGTAACAAGGGGATAAATTGTTTTACCTGATAAATTGTATGTTTCAAGAAATGTAAAAAGCGCCATTGGCATTGTTCCCCACCAATTTGGATAGCACAGGAATACAGTGTTGTATTGCTGTATGTTGGTAATGCTTCCAGATATTGCAGGTCGTGCGTTGGTGTCAAGTTCCT